TCATTAATTGTTGCATTTGTTTGAATTGTTTTTCCTTTTCTCTGATGATACTAATGACATTCTGCATGGTATCAGTGGTTACAATATTGACTGTTACATCGCCCTTCTTTCCAAATCGATGGGATCGTCTCACCGCTTGATAAAATCCTTCAAAGGAAAAATCAGGGCTCATAAAGGTTTGATTTAGGCAGTGCTGAAAGTTCAATCCGTATTGGGCTATCTTAGGTTTGGTAACTAATACCCTGAACTTACCATCTACAAAGTCTAACAGCTTTTGCGCTTTCTCTTCAGGCTTATCACTTCCTGACACTTCCACTGCTCCATGAATGCCCGCAGTAACCTCTTTCCCCTCGTCATTATGTTTGACCCATACAATGTGTGGCTCCTCATTCCCATTAGCTATATCTATTGCCTTTGCTATTCTCTGCTCTTTGGTTCGTCTTAACTCCTTATTGAAGTCAGTAGCAGATACAGCTAAACTTGGGAATAACATACCATTGCTAAAGTCGTTCTCGGTGATGATTTGGTGCTCCTTGTAAATCACCTCTGATAAGTCATACCCTTGCATTGGGTAACCTATATCTGCGGGATTGGTAAGCATTATCGCCCATTCTGATACAAACTGATAGAACTTTTCAACGGCATGCCCTTTTAATCTCCATTTACTCGTGTGGTCTTGGTCATTGATAAAGTATGTAGCAAGCATTCCTAACCTGCTTTGATAGCCTAAAAACTCCGAGTGATTAGCCAGCTCCATAGGATCATTAGGAGAGGGAGTAGCTGTAAAAGCAAACTTATAAGGGGTATTGTGGAAGTACTCAAATAGTTGCTTTTTGATTTGCCCTTCAAAGTTCTTCATTATCGAACTTTCATCTACTATCAACCCTGCATACTCCCGCGGATTGATGTTGTGCAAATTCTCAAAGTTGGTGATCGTTAACTTATCAAGGTCAAACCCAAACTTCTCAGCTTCTCTTTTGGTCTGTGCTACCACTACCAAGGGAGCAAGGATTAACACAGGCTTATTGGTGTGCCTTACGATTTGGCTTGCCGTCTCAAGCTCCATTACTGTCTTTCCCAGTCCACAATCAGCAAATACAGCGTGTTTGCCCTTGCTGAGGTTTCGTTCTACAATGAACTGCTGAAAAGGAAACAGCTTATCATTCATTGGCAAAGCGGCAAAGCCTTTATGCTCCTTTGCTTTCTGCTTCTGTTTTAAAAACTCTTGATACTCGTTCATTTTTGATTTGAAATTAGAGATTTGATAAAGATTGCCGCGCGCTCAATCTCCTTTCAAATCGGTTGTTAATTATTATTTGAATAATTCAGGGTTGTCGTATATATTCCCGATTATTTCTATTTCGTTCTTAAATTCGTCCCACCAATTAGGATTAACGGGTCTGTGAGGTTTATAAATGACATTATTTAATGTGTTTTCAGACAGCATACAAAATCCTGCATAAACTTCACTATATACCACCTGTAATGGGTTGTATTCTTTACCATCTATTTTCACTTGTAAGATGTCGTTCTCATAGATTTCAGTACCATTTTTGTCGTATAGCCCTGTAAATTGCCCAACAGAATTTTCATCTACCAATGTATAATCAGATACTTCTTCACATTCTTCTTGGTCTGTTATATGATATTCACCATCTACAATTACTAAGTTTCCATAAGTCCATTGACTGTTGCAGTTACTGAACCCTCTGAATTTTATTGTTCTCATCTTTAAAAAATGCTTTATGAAACACACCACCTAAACAAACAATTGCAAATAAGCCTGCAAAAAATAAAAAAGCAGCTAATACGTTAATAATTAATTCGTCCATATTATTTTTATAAAAAAACCTCTAAATTTTATTGTTCTCATTACTTTATGTTTTTAATCTTCGCCCCCGCTCACGGCTCGAACGTGAGTGCTTGCCTATCGGGGTACACAATGGATAAAACTACAATTCTTTTTTACTTTTATCTATATACTCCTTGCAAAACTGGTGGTCTATTACCGCCTCTACATTTAGCGTTTTTGCCGATAGCAAGGTCATCGTATAAGGAGGTAATTCTTTATCCTCATCAGCCACACGCATATAAGTTTCATAAAACGCCTCGCTTAGTACTTTTGCTTCTTCTGCATTAGGTGCTTTCACTAAAAAGCGCATCGGGTAAGATTCTTTATTTACCATTATTTCTACCTCTATCTGATAGAACTTATTTTGCTCCTCATCGCTGTTTTTCTTTGCCAACGATACAAGGGTAAAATACTGCTGCTCTTTGAGCGATTTTATTTCATAAAAACCAATGTAATTTTGTTCTATGTAGTCAGTGATAATTATCCTCGCTACATCTATACTGTTAGCATATAGGTAGAATGTTCTTTTTTTTCGAGAGATTTCCACTACTGCTATCCATATAGTACTGTTGCCTAATACAGCATCTGCAGTGCGTTGTATTGAACTTAATCGTACATCTTTAATGTTAAGTTCCCCACTCTTGATAAAGAAGTCTATGGTTTGGAAATTCTCATCGTTTAATTCTTCGCCCTTAGAAATAATGAGTTCTTTTCGTTCTATGGTTACGACTTCCCCAGTATCCTCGTCTGTAAAATCTTCTTTCCAATGTCTGTACAGACTATTCATTAGATACTTAGATTCATTGCCCTTCAATAATGAGAGGTCGTTGGAAGTCATTATTTTCTCATTAAATCGGCTTACAGTTTCTTTTTTCATTTTAATAATATTTTCCTTGTAAATTATTCACTTGCTTTTCAATTTCATTCAGATACGCCAAATCATCAGGCGTTGGTAGGTATATACCTGCTTCCTTGCTGGCATAATCTCTGAAATTATCAATTGCAATAGTCATTTCCTTCGTGTTTAAACTCGCTGTACTTCGCCACGCTTCACGTATCTCACCAGTTTTGCGGTTAGCGTATTCAGTTCTGAATATCTGAGGGTTTACAATCTTCTTGAACATCTCTTGCTTCACGTATTCTGAAGTTTCTCCATATTCTAATGCGAACCACGCAAAGAGTAGGTGAATGTAATTGTTCTGTGAGTAGGTGCGTTTAGGCTTCTTTTCAGTGATTTCAAAAGTCTTTTTCTTTTCGATAAGGTAACCTAACCGCTCCTTTGCTCTTTGTATATCAAACTCGTTGGTTGCGTTGAAAATCATAGTTTTTTATCTTTGAAAGCAAGGCAGGACTCGAACCTGCTACTATCCCGATTGATGCTTGCTTTTTGTTGTGTTAATTACCTAATATTAACAGTACTCAACATTCAGTTTCTTTGATTTTTCATACACAACCTCACCATCTTCAGTTACTTTACTAACGTGAAATGCGTGCCCTTGTACACTGTCAGGTTCTTCATCTTCAAGATACTCAAATGGACTTTCTTCAAAAATATCCATTGCTTCTTCATAGCTTTCTGCTTCTACAATAGCCGTGTACTCACTTTCTTCCACGTGGCTAAATTTAATTACATACTTGTTCATTTTTTATTTATTTTAAATTGTTTTCTAAAAAGGCATTCCGTCATCTTCTTGTGTGGGTGCTTGTCCGTACTGGTTAAACATTTGCCCCTGCTGATATTGCGGCTGTCCTTGTGGCGGGGGGGGCGTGGGTTGTTTTGGGGGGGGGGGTTTGGGGTGGTGTTTGTG